ATATTAGCTGAAACGGCGTCTACAATGACTCCTCAAGATATGGCTCAAATGAGACAATCTTACGAATAATTATGCCTATACCTCAAACAATAAGGATAGATCCTAGAGATTTAGATCAAAATAGAGCAATAGGGGTTAGTATTCCTTTTAATGTTGGGGGTGTATTTAATCAAACATACGCAACCAAAGATCAAATTAAATCTAATTTAATTAATCTATTATTAACTTATAAAGGGGAAAGAGTATTAAATCCTGAATTTGGTGCTGATTTACCTAGATTATTATTTGAACCATTAACAGAAGAATTATACCCAAAAATTCAAAATCAAATAATTTCAAGTATAAACACATATATTCCCGAAATTACTATTTTAAATATTGAAATAACCCCTAATATTGATTATAATTCAATTAATATTAATATAGATTACAAATTAAACCTTTCAGGACAACAAGATAATATTATAATCGAATTACAATAATGGCTGAGGATAAACAAATAAAATATGTAAATAAAACTTTTAGTGATTTTAAAACATCACTTCAAGAATTTGCTAAGATATACTTTCCAGACACATATAATGATTTTTCAGAATCATCACCAGGTAATATGTTTATTGAAATGGCATCTTATGTAGGTGATGTTTCTTCATTTTATATTGATTCTCAAGTACAAGAAAATTTTTTAAATTTAGCTAAAGAAAAAGAAAGTTTATATAATTTAGCTTATTCTTTTGGTTATCGTCCTAAAGTATCATATGCTTCTAATACTACTTTAGATGTATATCAACTACTCCCAACTATTTTAGATTCGGGAAACGTTAAACCAGACTTATCATATTCATTATTAGTAGCTGAAAATACAGTTATAATTAATAATTTAAATAATCAAAAATTTCTTACCTTATCACCCATTGACTTTTCAGATACCTCATCGGCTAATATAAGTTATGTTGATAATAATTATTTTTTAATAAAAAAAAGTGTAGATGTAATATCAGCTGAAATAAAAACAGCTACTTTTTCTTTTTCATCTCCTAAAAAGTTTGATTCTGTTACTATCGATGATTCTAATATCCTTCAAGTTTTAGAAGTTAAAGATAGTGATAATAATTTATGGTATGAAGTACCATATTTAGCTCAAGATTTAATTCCTTCTCCTATAGCAAATGCTACTTCTGGAAGTGATGGGATTAATTATTTATTAAATTTTCAACGTGTACCTAGACGTTTTGTAACACGTGTTAAACCAAATGATAAATTAGAATTACAATTTGGATCTGGTATGTCTGTTAATAATGCTGATACTGCAATATTACCAACTCCTGATAATATTAATTTAGGATTAATATCAAGTGTATCAACTAATATTAATAATTATAATAAAGCCTCAATATTTTATACTAAAGCATATGGTTTAGTTCCTCAAAATACCATCCTAACTGTAAAATATTTAGTAGGGGGTGGTTTAACTTCAAACACACCTGCTAATTCATTAACAAGTATAGATACTTCTACTATTTCTTTTAAATATAATGGATTAGCAATTGGTTCTATTACTGGTAGTATTTTAAGTAGCATAGCTTGTAACAATGAATCCGCGTCATTAGGGGGTAGAGGAGCTGATACTATTGAAGAAGTTCGTCTAAATGCATTAAATGCTTATTCATCTCAAAATAGAACAGTAACAAAAGAAGATTATGTTATGCGTGCTTTAAGTATGCCATCTGAATATGGTACTATATCTAAAGCATATCTAACACAAGAAACTTATAACTCATCAGGTAATTTATTAGATGGAAATCCATTAAGTTTAGATTTATATGTTTTAGGATATAATGCTGATAAAACATTAACAAATACTAATACAACTCTAAAAACAAATTTAAAAAATTATCTAAATCAGTATCGTATGATTACTGATGCTATTAATATTAAAAATGCATTTTATATTAATCTAGGAGTTAATTTTGAAGTAAATACTGATCCAAGTTATAATAATAAAGAATTATTATCTAATTGCATATCTTCCGTAAAGTCATATTTTGATATAGACTCATGGCAAATAAATCAACCTATTGTTTTAGCGGAGATTAATGCGCTTCTCCTTAAAATACCTGGCATTAGATCAGTATCTAAAGTTGAAATAATAAACAAACAAGGAGGTAGTTATTCTCCATACGGATATGATATAATAGCTGCTACTAGAAATGGCATCCTATACCCATCAGTAGATCCTAGTATATTTGAAATCCGATTCCCTGATATTGATATTAACGGTAGAGTAATTACATATTAAAGATGGCTATATATAAATTATTTCCTAGTAAAGATACTTCAATTTATTCCTTTTATCCATCAAAAAATGCTGGATTAGATGAGATTTTAGACATAAGTTTATATGATTCTATAAATAGTACTGCTGAAGTATCTCGCACATTACTTGCTTTTCCAAACAGTGAAATTATAGATATTTTATCTACTAAGGTAGGATCTGCTAATTATAAAGCATATTTAAAATTATATTTAGCTACAGCGTCTGAAATTCCATTAGACTATACCTTATATTGTCATCCTATATCTGGATCTTGGAATATGGGAACTGGTCGAACAGCAAATTCACCTGAAATTTCAGATGGAGTAAGTTGGAAATTTAGAAATTATATTAGTGGAAGTAGTTTTTTTGTATTAAATACTGAAGCAACATCCTCCTATAGAACAAATATTGGTGGTGGTACTTGGTATACTGGAAGTAATTTAGTTGCTACTCAATCTTTTACATATTCAACGGATAAAGATATAGAGTTAGATATTACAAACGCTATTAGTTCTAGTTATTATCAAAATGGATTTATACTTAAGCATTCTTCTTCATTAGAATTCAACACTAGTTCATTTTTTGAAACAAAATATTTTTCTGTAGATACTCATACTATTTACCCACCATGCTTAGAAATAAGATGGAATGATTTTTCTTATAATACTGGTTCTTTATCTGTTGTATCTACAGATAACATAGTAATAACATTATCTAATAATAAAGGAGTATTTCAAGAAGATTCAGTTAATCGTTTTAGAGTAAATGTTAGAGATAGATTTCCTACTCGTGTATTTTCAACATCCTCATTATACACTAATAATAAAGTTTTACCTACTTCTTCATATTATGCTGTAAAGGATGTAAAGACAGATGAATTTGTAATAGATTTTGATACTTCATTTACTAAACTATCATGTGATTCAACAGGTAATTATTTTGATATTTATATGAATGGATTACAAAATGAAAGATATTATAATGTATTAATTAAAACTATAATAGGAGGAAATACAATAATATTTGATGATAGTAATTATTTTAAAATTACACAATAATGTCAGAAATCATTAAATTAGACAAACAAATTTTTATTAAGGGAGACTTTGAAAAAGTAATTAATACTGAATTTAGACAATTAGTAAAAACAACATCCCCAACTACTTTTACATTAACAGATTTCTTTCAATTATATGAAAATATATTTGAAAGTATCCCCAAAGAAGGTGACATTCAATCCCATAGATATATACTAAATAAAACAGCAGAATATTTAGGAATAGACATAAATGAAAATATAGATATTCGTGCTCTATTGGATGAAATAACATCATTAAGAAGTGAATTACTAGACGCTAATAAAATATTATTAGATTTAAATAAAAAATAATGGCAGATAATATTAAAATTGTAGGTAATGTAAATAATACTCAACGTATATCTCGATTTAAAACAACAGATACTAATTTATTATCTACTAATAATATTCTTCAAAATTTCGGGAATACCGGTGATTTTATTGAATTATTTATTTATGATGAACATGATAATATATTATCTATAGATTATAATTATACTAATTATAAATTACCTTCTAATCAATTTTTATATCCTAATTCTACTCTTCCTGAGATTCAAATAGATCCTTCTCAAGATATTCAAGATATAGGATATAATAATGGTTCATTTAGATCACAATATAGTTTTTTTAAACGAAAATTCTCCAATTCTAATAATGATTTATTCATTACTGAAATCTCTCAGGATAGGACCGAAATAAGAATCAACTCAGTTAATTTAACTTCATCTGAATTAGTTAAAGAAGCTCAAAATTTAATTAATGAATTAACAACAGCTCCGTATCAGAAGTATTATATAATTAATTTTAATACTGATATCCAACAAACCATAATTAATATTGCTATTGATAATACAACAGATATCCCTTCAATATTATTTAAATTATATGAACCTTTATCTGTAGAAGTATTTGAAAAAGATACATTATGGGTTACTGATGAAATTATAGAACCCTATGTGTTTGGTATTAATTTAGATTTATCTGTAATCCCATCTCCTCTCCCTCAATTAAGAGGTCCTAATTTTAGTATTGAATTAGATATAAAACAAAATATAGCTACCAAATACGAAAATTACTCATCATTAGTATCCTCATTAACCGGCTCATCATACCAGAAGATTTTAAATTACATGAATGATAATTCATATAATTTAAATATTGATTATACTTCATTTGATAATTTTATTCATTTTAGTTCTGCTGAAAAACGTTTAGAAATATTCTACAATAAAATTAAACAAATAGAAGATTATAATAATAATATCAATATCCTTACTGGTTCAACTTCATTATTAAAAAATACAGAATCTTCATCTATTAAATTAAAAATAGATAGTATAATTACTAATTTTGATGGTTTTGAAAAGTATTTATATTTTGAATCTTCTTCATACACTTGGCCTAAATTAGGAAATAATAAACCATATAATTTATTATCTACAAGTTCTATTACATCTATTAATTGGTTTGTAACTTCTTCATTATCTGCATCAATTTATGATAATAACAATTTAGATCATTTATATAATATTCTTCCTGAATATATTAAAAATGATTCTGATAACTATCAACCATACTATAATTTTATAGATATGATAGGTCATTATTTTGATAATATTTGGATTTATGTTACATCTATTAATGAATTATATAATGCAGATAATAATGCAGAAAAAGGAATTTCTAAAGATATTGTATATGATGCTTTAAAGTCTTTAGGTGTTAAATTATATAATAGTAAAGGTAATGATAATTTTAATGATTATATAAGTGGCTTAAACAGTGGAAGTATTTTATTTAACGATAATTTTTCTGTTACAAGTAGCTTTCTAAATAACATATCTAAAAAAGATTTACTAGCAGAAACTTATAAAAGAATATACCATAATTTAATTTTATTAAATAAAAATAAAGGTACAGTTACAGGATTACAGAACTTTTTAACTTTATTTGGAGTTACAGGTAGTATAATTGAACCAAAAGAATTTGGGGGTTCAACTAAAACCGGAATATTAAAAGGGTATGATAATGATAAAATAACAATTCAAAATAATACTATTACAGGTAGTGTTTTATCTTCATTTATATCACTACAACAACCATTTACTAGTTCGAACAATTTTACATCTACAGATTTACATTTTGTAGATTTATCTTTTAGTCCTCAAAATCAACTAAATAGTAGAATATCTGCATCTGTTGCTACTACATTTCCTACATTTTCAATAGATGATTATATTGGCGATCCACGATTATATTCTTCTTCTTCTTATAATGATTTAGATATTCAAAAAGATAGATTTATATCTGCTAGTGCTGCATCAGCTACTTCAGGCAGTGCTAAACGTTTGGATTATAAAGGATTTTTTGAATTAGTAAAATATTTTGATAATAGCTTATTTAAAATGCTAAAAGACTTTGTTCCCGCCCGAACAAATGCTTTAACAGGTATAACAATTAAATCTCCAGTATTAGAAAGAAATAAAATATCAACTTATCGTCCAAATATAGATAAACAAACTACATATGATGCTAAATACAGTGGCCCTGTAATTTCTGAAGATAATGATTACATATACGATAAATTAACAGGTAATAAATCTTCATTTTATGATGGTATTATTACTGGATCTTATATTAGTATAGATAATTATTTTACAAATTCTAATCCTAACCCGTACTTATTTCCAACATCATCTATTGATGTGAATTTATTTAACCACACTGATTTCAATGTTACATTAAATAATGTATCAGCAAGCAGAAACTCAGTTAATAGATATAAATTAGAAGATATATACACAAATATAAGTAAATATGTATTTAAAACTTCGACTCAATATAGTTCAAGTGCTGAATTACAAGATAGTTATGGTTCATTGCTAGGACATAGTCGTTCTAGATATGATGGAACTAAACTAAGCAGTGTTACTTATAATACTTATACTTCTGCTTCTTCTAATTACGGTGGAGATAATTCATATGGTAAAACAGCGGTAATTGATCATTATACTAGAAAAATTGGGTTATTTACTCAAGTTGAAGAAAATAAGTTATTTACTATGCCTAAACGAAATAATTTAGCATTAAAATATCTTGTTGATGAAAGTGGGAGTTTAACCGAATTAAATAAAAAAAATAAACATTGGTGCGAAGTACAAAATATATTTAAAACTGGAAATAATTTAGCTGTATCTTTATTTGATAATCAAAAATCATCAAATCAAAAGAAAACAGATGGTATTAAACCTATTTTTAATAGTGGGTATTCTTATTTTCCTATATTGTATGCTAGTAATACGGATACAAAATTATATTTTAATTATGCTGGAGTTTCTACTTCTAAAAAGTTTTTAATTACTACTATTGGTGGATCTATAAGTACAAATCAAAATGATAGATATCCTATAATTACAACTCCTGGCGATGTAAGAGCTGGAAATATCCCCGCTTTATTCAGAAAAAATCCAGATATTGGTAGTTTAGATGGTGTGGAATTTTATAATGCTGGTGGTACTAATAATTTTTCTACATATAGTATTCAAGAAACATCGGCTCAATCATTTACTGCTAAATTTGATGTAAATGTTAATTTTGCTGCTATTAATCAAAGTGCTTCATTTGACTTTAAAATTAAACAACAAGGAGTAGGAGATTTAGTAACACAATCTCTTGTAGCATCTTCAGGGTACACATCAACAGTATATAGTACCACTCAATACCCATATGCTATTAATGCTAATTTCTCATTCCAAATACCTGATGAACTTTCATTAATTAACCCAAATGGAACTTTTTATAAGAAAGTACAATCGGGTACTACATTACATAAAATTATAGCATATCCTGATATTTACTTTGGAGATGACTATTGCTCAGGAATAGCAGGTGTGGAATTTTATTTAAATAATAATGATTTTAGTGATATGATTAATGGAAATCAATCTGCTTGTACAACACCCCAAATCATTTATGACTTTAATGTGTCAGAAATAGAATTATACACTCTTCCAGTAAATACGATAAGTCAAACATTAAATTTTAATTTAACAACTCCATATAAAACTTATACAGCAGGAGATAGAATAATATTCACATTTACAACAGGAAGTATTAAATTTGGATACCCAGGCACTACAGCAACAGTTGATGCTGGAGGTTTATTATATAATCAATTAGTTATTGATCAATCTGGTCCTAACCCATATGCTACCTCATCTGTTCACCCATTCATTTCAGGATCTAATGGAGTTGATACTTTAATATTTAATTCATCATTGAGCAATTTTAAAGATTATGAATTTATACCTAGTAGCAGTGGTAATTATAATTCATTATATACTACTTATAAAGATATACAATATCCATTTTCCCCTAAAAGTGGAGATGTAATTATAGTATATTATGGTGGAGATGGTAGTTTTATAGAATCAACAATTGCTAATGCTGCTGTAAATAGTAATGGAAGTTTTGCTCTTCAATTAACAAATAATTTACCTAATAGTTTAACAGGTAAAGGATATAGTTTGTCTTTAATAGATAAATGGGTAATATTAAGTAAAGTAGATGATGAAACAAACATATTATTAACTTTTGATAAACCCGCAGGATCTACATCTTATGGATTTGTAATACCAAATAATCTCCATCCAGATATGTTAAAAAATATAGATACTATAACTAAAGAAGTAAAACAAAAATTAATTGATATGGGATCTATTAATGGGGGTATCTTTTAATTAAAAAATAATAAAATATATATATTTATACGAAATAATAAAATAAATTATGGCAATTTTAAATAACACTACAGTAACCGTAGATGCTATATTAACTAAAAAGGG